CGGGCCGATATTCGCAACCGACTTCAACAGCAGGAAGAAAAGATGACCATGTTTGAACGCAAATCCATCGCCCTGGCGCGTCCCCATCTGGCGGCCGGTTCCGACAGTGCCGCCCCGCATCGCAAGGCGTTCGACGCCTATCTGCGGGGCGGCGATGATGACGGGTTGCGCGGGCTCGAGCTGGAGGGCAAGGCGCTGAATACCGCCGTGGCGGGCGATGGCGGCTATCTCGTCGATCCGCAGACCGCCGAGACGATCCGCTCTGTGCTCTCCTCTACCGCCTCGATCCGGGCGGTGGCCAATGTGGTGGCGGTCGAGGCTTCGAGTTTCGATGTGCTGGTGGATCATACCGATGTCGGTCATGGCTGGGCCAATGAGACCGGAAGTGTCAGCGAGAGCGCGACGCCGGTGATTGACCGCATCAGCATCCGGCTGCACGAACTGAGCGCGCTGCCGAAGGCCTCGCAGCGGCTGCTCGATGACAGTGCGTTCGATGTCGAGGGCTGGCTGGCGGGGCGGATCGCCGACAAGTTCGCGCGTGCCGAGGCGGCGGCCTTTGTCGCGGGCGACGGGGTGGACAAGCCGCGCGGTTTCCTGACCCATCCGAGCGTGGCCAACTCGGCCTGGGCCTGGGACAGTCTGGGCTATGTGCCGACGGGCGTTGCGGGCGGCCTTGGCGGGGCCGATCCAATTGTCGATCTGGTCTATGCCCTGGGGGCGCAATACCGTGCCAATGGCACCTTCGTGATGAACTCGAAAACTGCCGGGGTGGTGCGCAAGCTCAAGGACCTGGACGGGCGGTTCCTGTGGTCGGATGGCCTTGCCGCCGGTGAGCCCGCGCGGCTGATGGGTTATCGGGTGCTGATTGCCGAGGACATGCCGGACATTGCTGCGGGCGCGATGGCGATCGCCTTTGGCGATTTCGGCGCGGGCTATACCGTGGCCGAGCGTCCTGATCTGCGCGTCCTGCGCGATCCCTACAGCGCCAAGCCGCATGTCCTCTTTTACGCCACCAAGCGGGTGGGCGGCGATGTCACGGATTTCAAGGCGATCAAGCTGCTGAAATTCGCCGTCTCCTGAGGCGGTGGATCGGGCCGGGGGTGTTGCACCTCCGGCTCCGGGGCGCGTGCTGTCGCCGATGCGTTGTCGAGCTCCTCCCTCCGTCCGAACAACGCCGGGCAGCGCGCGCCCAAGTCATCCGGAGGGGTCCGGGGCAAATGGAGTAGGTCCATGATGTTAATCGAAGAAACCGCGGTGCCCGCCGCGGCGCTGCCGCTGACGGAGTTCAAGGCGCATCTGCGGCTGGGAACCGGATTCGCGGAGGCCGATCTTCAGGAGCCGGTTCTGGAGGGATTCCTGCGCGCCGCGCTGGCCGCGATCGAGGGACGCACGGGCAAGGTGCTCCTGACGCGTGATTTTTCCTGGGTGCTGGCCCGCTGGAGCGACGCCGAGGGGCAGGCGCTCCCGGTGGCGCCGGTGAGCGAGATCCTGAGCCTGAGCCTGCGCAACCGGATGGACGAGGTCGAGGTTGTCGCGCCGCAGCATTACCAGCTGGAGCGCGATGCGCATCGGCCGGTGTTGCGGCCGTCGGGCCTGTTTCTGCCGGTGATCGTTGCGGGGGGCGTGGCCGAGGTGGTCTTTCGCGCGGGCTATGGGGCGGTCTGGGGCGATCTGCCCCCGGATCTGGCGCAGGCGGTGTTGCTGCTGGCGGCGCATTACTACGAATACCGCCATGAGACCGGGCTGGGCGAGGGCTGCATGCCGTTTGGCGTCGCGAGTCTGATCGAGCGCTATCGCACGGTGCGGCTGCTGGGCGGGGGCGCGCGGTGATGCGGGCGCCCCGGTTCAACCGTCCGCTGGTTCTGGAAGAGATGCAGCGCGCGCCCGATGGGGCAGGCGGGTTCGTGCAGGTCTGGCAGGCGCTTGGCACGCTCTGGGTTGAGGTGAGTGCGCGCAGCGGCGGGGGGAGCGAGGGCGAGGCAGTCAGTCTCGCGCGAGCGACCTACCGGATCACGACGCGCGCCGCGCCGCAGGACAGCCCGTCGCGCCCGAAGGCCGGGCAGCGGCTGCGCGATGGCGCAAGGGTGTTTTCCATCCTCGCGGTGACGGAGCGCGACCCGGAGGGGCGTTACCTCATCGTCTGGGCGGAAGAGGAGGTGGTGGCATGAGCTATGGCGTGGCGGCGGCCTTGCAGGCGGCGATCTTTCAGCGGTTGAGCGGAGATGCCGTGCTGAGCGGGCTGGTGGGCGATGCGATCTATGACGCGTTGCCGCCGGGGCCTTTGCCGCCGGTCTATGTGACGCTCGGGCCGGAGGAGGTGCGCGAGCGTGGTGACAAGACGGCGGCCGGGGCCTGGCACAGCTTGACCGTCTCGGTGGTGAGCGAGGCGGCCGGGTTTCTGAGCGCCAAGGAGGTGGCGGCAGCGGTCAGCGATGCGCTGGTCGATGCCGATCTGACGCTTGCGCGCGGGCAGTTGCGCGGGCTGGTCTTTCTGCGCGCGCGGGCGCGGCGCGAGCCGGGCGGGACGCGGCGGCGGATCGATCTCGTCTTTCGCGCCCGCGTCGATGATACCCCCTAACCCTTTCACAACGGAGTCAGTGCAATGGCAGTGCAGAATGGCAAGGATCTGCTGATCAAGATCGATCTCAACGGCAGCGGCAATTTTCAGACCGTGGCGGGCCTGCGCGCGACGCGGATCAGCTTCAACGCCGAGAGCGTCGATGTGACGAGTCTCGAATCGGCGGGTGGCTGGCGCGAATTGCTGGCCGGGGCGGGGGTGAAATCCGCCAATATCAGCGGCTCGGGCATCTTTCGCGACGCGGCGAGCGACGAGCGGGCGCGGCAGATCTTCTTTGACGGCGAAACCCCGGATTTTCAGGTCATCATTCCTGATTTCGGCATCATCGAGGGGCCGTTTCAGGTGACGTCGATCGACTATGGCGGCACCCATGACGGCGAGGCGACCTATGAGCTGGCGCTCGCCTCGGCGGGGCTTCTGACCTTTACGGTGATTTGAGGCGATGGCGAATCCCTGGGCGGGCGAGGTGGCGCTGGTGATCGGGGGCGAGGCCCGCGTGATGCGGCTCACGCTCGGAGCGCTGGCAGAACTGGAAGCGGGGCTTGGTGCGGACTCGCTGGTCGATCTGGTGTCCCGCTTCGAATCGGGGGCGTTTTCCAGCCGCGATGTTCTGGCGCTGGTCGTGGCGGGGCTGCGCGGAGGCGGCTGGCAGGGCAGCGCCGCCGATCTCCTGAGCGCCGAGATCGAGGGCGGGCCGCTGGCGGCGGCGCGGGCGGCGGCGGAATTGCTGGCGCGGGCCTTTGCCCTGCCGGGGGATGGCGGATGAGCGGACGGTTCGACTGGCCCGCGCTGATGCGGGCGGGGATGCGGGGGCTTGCGTTGAAGCCGGCAGAATTCTGGGCGCTGACGCCGCTGGAATTGCGGCTGATGCTGGGAGAGCGGCGCGGCGTAGAGCCTTTGGCGCGCGCCGGGCTGGAGGCGCTGCGCCGGGCCTATCCTGATGAGCAAGGAGAAATGAGCGATGGATGAGGTGGACCGGGCAGAGGATCTGGCGGCGCAGATCGCGGCGCTGGATGAGGCAATGGGGCAGGCGGCGGGCATGGCTGCGGCCTTTGGTGCGGAACTGGGCCGGGTGCGGGGTGGATTTGCCGCGGCGGGGCAGGATGTGCAGACGCTGGAGCGGGGTCTGGACCGGGGCTTGCGCAACGCGTTGCGCGGTGCCGTGGTGGAGGGCGACAGCCTGTCTGACAGCCTGCGGCGGCTGGCCACGACTCTCGTCAACACCGCCTTCAACGATGCCGTGCGCCCGGTCACGGATCAGGTGGGCGGGGTTCTGGCGCAGGGCCTTGGCGCGCTGGTGGGCGGGCTTCTGCCCTTTGCCAAGGGGGCGAGTTTCGCGCAGGGCCGGGTGCAGCCCTTTGCCAGCGGCGGGGTGGTCGATGGGCCGGTCCGCTTTGCCATGCGGGGCGGCACCGGGCTGATGGGCGAGGCGGGGCCAGAGGCGATCCTGCCGCTCAGCCGGGGCGCGGACGGCCGGCTTGGGGTGCGTGCGCAGGGCGGCGGCGGAGCGGTGAGCGTGGTTGTGAATGTCTCGACCCCCGATGTCGAGGGCTTTCGCCGCTCGCAGGGGCAGATCGCAGCCCAGCTTGGTCGCGTGATCGGGCGCGGCGGGCGCAATCGCTGAACGGGAGAGGGCTATGGGATTTCACGAGGTGCGGTTTCCGGCGAGCCTGAGTTTTGGCGCGCTTGGGGGGCCGGAGCGGCTGACCGATATCGTCACGCTGGCCAATGGCTTTGAGGAGCGCAACACGCCCTGGGCGCAATCGCGCCGGCGCTATGATGCGGGGATGGCGCTGCGCGCGCTCGACGATGTGGAGGTGCTCATTGCCTTCTTCGAGGCGCGGCAGGGGCAGCTTTACGGGTTTCGCTGGAAGGACTGGAGCGATTACAAGTCGGGCGGCGCCAAGGCGGCGCCGGATTACCGCGATCAGGTCATCGCGGCGGGCGATGACGCGCGCGTCGCGTTTCAACTGATCAAGACCTATCGTTCGGGCGCGCAACTGGCGGTCCGGCCGATCGTCAAGCCGGTGCGCGGCACGGTGCGGATCGGGCTTGGCACGGTCGAGATGCAGGAGAGGGTGCATTACGAGGTCGATGCGACCACCGGGATCGTCACCTTTGCCGAGCCGCCCAACCGGGATGTGCCGATCACCGCTGGCTATGAGTTC